CCGCCCCGCCCGCAGTGCCTGTCCCCGCCCCGCCCGTGACCGCTCTCGCGGCACCGGGAGTACCGGGGGCCGGGACGCCTTGCTGCTGCAGGGTGCTGATGACGCGCTCGATACGAGGATCGACTTTCGGACGATCTTTCGGATCGAGGGAGAGCCAATCGCCGTAAGGCATCATGTCGTAAGAACCATCCGGCTTGATAATGCGGATGTGGAGAATGCCGCCAATGCTCTTGAAGCTGTTGTCGACGATGTCGGTGAACACCTTCTCGGTGTCCGCCTGAATCTTGGCGATATCGGCTTTCTGCTTCTCAAGGCCAGTGTATGCAGAAACACCGCCAACGAGACCTTCACCGATCGCACCACCCAGAGTAATGCGGTTCGAGGCCAACATCGATCCGATACCCGCAAGCATTGGAATCCAGAAGTTCTCGCTCTTAAGAGCTTCTGGCGTTCCCTCTGGCATCATCTTGCCAAAAGTGTTAAGGAACGGAGCCGCATAGGGGTCGAGGTTGCCACGGCCCGGTCCACCAAGGCCCGGAGCAACAGTGCCACGACCGTCTGTCGTACGAGCGGGTTGAGGGCGGGCATCGGGCAGGACTTCTTTACCCTCCGTCATGTTGGTAACGTCTTGGCGAAGGTTCGCTACGCGGTTAGCCCATGCGCTGGTGTACCTGCCGTATTTAGCCGGATCGCGTTCAATCAGCGAATCCTGGAACTGCTTGCGGAGTTCCAGATACTTCATCGGGTCACCGCCCGACTGCTCAAGGATAATCTTAGCCCTTTCTGGACCCGCAATGACCGCAGTGTCGAACACTACGTGAGCGAGAGGTGCAGGGAGCTTATCGGCCCCGACCTTATCCCAGTACTCGTTCTTGTAGATAGTGGCCGCCCTCTCAGGCGTCGGGTCTTTGAAGAAGTCCGGGTGAAATTTAGCATTGATACCATACAAAGACGGATACCCGTTGGTGTCGCGGCGATTGAGGCCACCCTCTTCTTTAAGGGTGCGGCGCAAAGATACACCGAAATCTGCAGCAGGTTCAGAGACACGGATTTCTTCAACGGCGTCGGTAGCTACGCCGGTCGGACGAACTTGTGCAAGACGCAAACCTTCATCACGACGCTCTTCAGTAACCGGCGCTTCTTCGCGGACGAGAGCGCCCAGACCCGGATTGCGGAGTCTTGCTGCCTCTTCGTCAATTACTGCCTCAGAGAGACCACCAGCGCGGAAGTGTTGGCGCTTGGCAGCATTATCAGTCGCCGCCTTGTAATCGACGAATTTAAGACCACTAGACTCTGCGACCGCACGAGGAGTGATTTTCTCAACCTGTTGCGCCATCAGACCCACCTGAGTACGATCGTCACCCTTCATCTTATAGCGGTAGATCGTCTGATTATCGAAAGTCTTGCCGATAGCCTCAATGTCTTTTTTCATGCGCTCGTCGGACATGGCGAAGATGGACGCCACCGTTTTGCCGATGTCGACGATGTCTTTAACGTCATCCATGCCAGTACGCATCTTGGGTACGTCACCGGGCTTCTGAAGGCTGCGAGCCTCTTGCGAACCAGCCTTCACTACGTCGGCAAGAATATCTTCATTGTCCGACCGGGCGTCTAGACCATATGGTGTGGCCTCTTCGTCAGTGGCCCCACCACCCAATTTATGAATTCGACCGCCGTGTGCGGCAGTTGCAGTCAGGCTGCGGACGTCGTCTTCATCAATTCTGCCTCCGCTAACAGTTTTATCATAACTGGTAGCCGAACCGACGTTGGCGGGTGTGCCAGCGGCAGTTTTAACGTCCGGCTGGGCGGGGGTAGAAGGCTTAGATGTCATCCATTCTTTAGCCTTGGACCCCATTTGAAGGAGGTCAGCGATGTTCTTGCCTGTGCTGGCCGCCTGAGACAAGCCAGACGACTGCTGAGCGGGAAGAGAACCTGCTGTGGCGAGGCGAGGCACGGAAAGGCTAGCTGGCGGGACACGACCAGCAGCCACCCCCGGAGTTCCTTTAGCGCCCAGTGGATTACCACTTTGTCCATAAAAGCCAGAGTACATGCCAGCTTGGTTAGCGAGAATCTGCTTTACGAAGTCTTGGTCGAATGCGGCACTACCACCAAGAGCGAAGCCCATACCTTCACGGTCGGGTGTGACCGCCCCACCTTCAGACACAAGACCACCGGTGTAGTGGCGGCTGCGACCATGAGAGGCGGCATCTTCAGTTGCCTTCTCATAATCGACCGTCTTATAACCCGCTGCGAGACCCACTGCTTCAGGATGATGCTTTTCAACGTTCTGGGCCATGAGGCCGATCTGAGTGCGATCGTCACCCTTATACTTATACCGATAAATTGGCTGACCATCGAAGGTCTCACCGATCTGCTCGGCGTCGTCCTTGAGACGTTCGTCGGAGAAGAACCCGGTCGGCTGCGTAGTGGTCGTGGTCGACCCTGACAGAGCACCAGTTCCCATCGCAATATTCGCAAGGAACTGAGCGACTTGGAACGGGTAACCCTGCTGCTGAAGGAACTGATTATAAAGCGCCTGAAGGCCAGCCTGTTCGGTTTGCTGCTGGATTTGACCAGCACCCAATTGGGCTTGAGCACCCTGAAGAGCCGCAGCCTGAGCACCCGCACCCAGCCCGGCGAGTTGCTGACCCCCTTGCATACGACGAGCCAAGTCGGCGGCGACAACGCCTTGCTGACCGGCAGCAGTCTGAACCGCTTGTCCATACCCCTGCGACCTAAGAGCGCTTTCGGCCTGAGCCCGTGCTAAATCCTGCTGGCCCATAGTTGTGGCGCGAACAATACCTGCACGATCACCGCCAAACGCCCCCGACTTAATAGCTTGCCCCTGCTGCTGGGCTAAATCTAGCCCTTGCTGCTGACGCATAGCTTGCATGGTAGGGTCAATGACCGACTGGGTAAACGGGTTCTGGTAATACCCTATCTGGCTTGGGGTAAGAGCACCAACGTCTTGTATACCTGACATAGTCAAGCCAGTGGCCGCACCGTAGAACGGTTGAGCCAGACCAGCTGCCGCATTGGTATTAGAAATACCCGCTTGCTGAGTAGCAGTAAGGGGGGCAACAAACGCATTCGCAGACGTACCGTACTGCTGGAAGGGTTGCTGAGCAACGTCTTCCGCACGAGCGTTAACGGCGTTGTAACGCGCCATAACCTCTGGCGGAATTTTAACTTGCTGGGTTGTTGTCCCTGACTTTCCACCCATCTCAATGCTCCGTAGACGTCTCGTGGCCCGTCTTCACACCATACAAGAAAAACGCCCCTGCTGGTTCACCGAATTGACGCTCATAAAGCCTTACTTTGGCTTTAGTCCTAGTATTCGACAGCACCCCAATGATCAACGGAACATTAAGGCTGTCGGCCACTTGCTTAGAGAATTCGACTAAGCGACGGGCGTGACCAGCGGATGGGTTAGAGCGGCCTACTTTTTTGCGGAAATCGGGATTAACGAAAACCGCCTTCTCTTCCAACATCCAGTTGTCACTATACCACATCTGAGAGAAGCGCAGAAGTACCGCCCCCTCAATTGGCTGTCCCGGCTCACCAATTACGCCACACATACCTTGCCACAGGTACAGGGCGGGTCGAATCATGCCCCGCATCTTTTCCGGGTTGACGTCCATAATGCCATTTTCGTGCCAAGCACGAATAGCCAAATCCAACAGTGCCTCTTCGTCCTCTGGAGTAGCCAGTCTAACTACGAGTTCTTCTGACATGTTTAGTCCTTTTTAGGTCCGGGCAGCTTCTTAAGAGTATTAATAGTCTTGGCTCGCATCTTCTTTACGAATGTGTCCAGTACGCGGTGACCGTGGTCAAGATCACCACCACCAATCTCTACTACTTCTTCAGGAGAAATGACATATTCGCCGCCCGCCGCTATGATTGCTACCAATGGTTCATTACCCGTTGAACCACCCTCGGCTTTTTTAGGCAACTCTACCCCATACGGCGACGATGGCTGTTCATACACGCCACCCTCTCCAGAATAAGGTGTGCCACCGAAAGTTATTTGCGCCGATTTAAAACCGGCCATAGTGTTACCTTCGCCCATTGCGGATATGATGTCCGCAGGAATTACATACGAACCAGACTTCACGTGCATGGGCAAGTGGTCGGTACGACCCGCAACATGGGACTGGATCGGGCCAACATGCGGGGTGATTGACTTAGTTGGGCTAGGTATTCCGGGAGCGCTCGCTCCTGCAGGAAAGGTAGTAGTCGTGGTAGTACCACCAGCCGCCCTAGTTTCGCGAGCCGTTTTCAAAGCGATCGCAATGGCTTGCTTTTGTGGACGACCAGAATGGACAAGCTCGCTAATGTTAGAGCTGATCGTCTTTTGAGATGAACCTTTTTTCAACGGCATGGCTTAACCCGGTGAATAAGTGACATTGATGGACTGCCCGGTTCCGGGGGTAACTACGATACCAGCAGTGAACACCTGACCCGTCTTAAACACGCCAACAGTGTTTGGAACAGCGCACAAGGCTGCACTTGCCGCTGGTGAAGCAGCAGGAGCATTTGAGATAGTTCCTATCGTAGTACCAGCGACCACGACTGAAAAACTAACCAAATACCCGGTTCCAGTGTAAATCACTGTTTCGGATGTTACAGTCGTAGACGTAATAGAACCAAGAGCGCGAATGCTTGCTTGCGCGACGCCGTTTATACCGACGACACCGTTTTTCTGCGTAGTAAGGATGTCGCTGAGAGAGGCTGTCATCAGAAGCGTCCATCTGGTTGTAGGCGATAACGGAAGTTACCGAGACGCCAGAATGAATCAATGTCATTGCTCTCAATCCGGATTGAGACAAGACGACCCCTGAAGCGTGGTGTAATAAAGGTAGTGGCCTGAGTAAGAGTGAATGGGCCATATTCTATGGCTGTCTGGCCGGGATAGTCGGTGACGTAGAAAGTCATATTGATGTTGGCATCCTGAGAACCGCCAAAATACCCCCACTTCATGTCGGGCCAGACCTGATCAATGAACATTTTTACGTCGGCTTCACTGAGAGCGAAGTAGCCGGTCTGAAAATACGAGTTCATGGGAACGCCATCGGCGTCAGGAGACGTTTCGTGCTGATAGATGTATTGGTTCATACCCGCACCAATTGGCGGTCCGAGAACCGATTCATTGATCCAAGCCGAACGAGCAACATAAGGATTGGACGCGCTGTCAAACCCGTAATCCCACTGGTCCAGATTGTAGTTGTATTTCACATACCCTTCGTTCTCACCACCATTGCTGAGCGTTGGGAAGTACCAAGTAATTTCACCAAATCGGCTGTTTGGTGCGACCCTAATCTTGTCCAGATTAGTAGTATCGAGGTCCTGGAACACGATGTCCCAGACAGGGCAACGAATAGGTTCAACGCCACTACCAGACAGACGAAAGAACTGGCTTTGGCCCATCCAGTATACAACGCCGTTTACCGAACTTGCCGCCTTGCGGCCAATAAGACCGCAACCCGTACCAATTTCGTTAAACTGATAGATGTAAGGAGGACCGGCATACTGCATAGCCCAGACGGCTAGGTCGGTCCAAATAAGACCCTGTTGCGGACCCTGAATACATTGAACGATGCGTGATCCTTTCGGGATGCGGTAGCTGCCCGCCTGATTGGTGATCTGACCAATCCACTGGTCATAGTCATTAACGTCACACCAACGAATGAGCAGAGGGTCTTTGATGCCTGTAAATGTAGAGCCCCAAGCAACGATCTGGCGCTGCGGCATCGCGACAAACATGCCATCATTAACGGGCGGGGCATTTGGGATAATCAACGCAACGGGGTCGCCGCTGGTCGGATTCCATTTGTAAATGGGGCCATCAAGCGGACACGAGATCAGGGTCTCACCCCAATTATCTAGCGTCCAGTCAACGGCATTGATTGGCGTTCCAGTACCTGCGGCAGGAGGGATACCCGTGCCGTATCCGCCAACACCGTAAGGACCAATACCATAACCCGACCCGGCGGGAAGTGGGCCAATGCCGTTGTAGTAGCGGAACCGAACAGTTGCGCCATTTAAAAACACAGACGCCGCCGAGCTAGCTGTCGTGGACGCTGAAATTTTAAAAACGCTGTTTGATGTAACTTCAATTACGATATAGTTCCCTACGGAGAGAGTTACTCCACCGACCGACGTGCCGACTAGAATCGGAAACGTGTCCCCAACCACATAACCATGATTGGCAAACGTCACAGTGACAAAATCACTATTCGTCACTGTGGTAAACTGAGGAACCGTCCCTTTATTGTTAATCGAACCGCCACTTACCCACGCAGCAGTAGTGGTATTGGCGTAGGAAACGCTAGTAGAAGTCGAACTGGTAACAATGTATGTTCCGTTATACCCATTAGGGGTTATACCAGAAACAATAATAGCCTCCCCAGTTACAAAAGTATGCGGGCCAGCGTATGTCAGTGTGGCGATAGTTCCTGTACCGGACGCCCCAGTTACAGAAATAGAAGACGCAAGGGTCGAAAAAGCTGCGTTAGCATTCTGACCCGTAACACTTTTGGCGTAAATCGTATATGTGTTTGCCGACCCTCCGGGGTTAAACACTTGGTACTGACCAAATAAAATCAGACCGCCGACGCTGATCTGCGTCCGGATATCTACAACGTCGTAGTTGTCAGTGTTGCGGCCCGTGTCCGTAACGAGGACAGCATTGCTCCCAGCAGTAGTTGCGAAATTAATCGCGACGTCTACTGTGGTCGTTTGCGGAGTAATATCGTTAGCACCGCCGGATTCAATGACCTGAAGCGTATTTCCACCCCCGGCAGGAATACCCTCAGCACCCACCGCTAAATAAGAATTAGCGTTTGTGTCTTCCCAGCCCCACAAGCAACGAACAATAGACCCAACCGTGTTAGGAACATATTTCTGCCATCCACCAAGCTTTTGCACCAAGCCGCCTAATGTCCGATCTGGAATAAATCGGATAAGCTGGCTGATAGAAATAGCAGCCTCGTTCAAGGCAAGCGTCTTGTTCTGATCAACGCCGGGGAGGACTTTAAATGACTGGTGCGGCATGTTTTATCACCGCGTAGGAGTTGCGACAGTAGAAGGAGACTGCGAAGACCAAGCCGCAGCTTCGAACTTCTTCCGGTTCTCCTCCATCATGGCTGACTTGAGCAGAGTCTGGTACTGGCCTTCATACGTCACAGCCATTTGCGGGTCGTCATTGGCGCGACCGAAATTCCGCTGATAAGCCGAAACGTAAATCATCGACGCCATAATGAAGATATCTGGCAAGTACAGACTAATGAACGTGGTCGGATTTGAGCTAGACATGCTTTCCGGGCGATATGTGGCAACTATCTCACACGTATACGAAGCGTCCGGATATGGCCCGACTAGGAACGTAAAATCCCCGAACGGCGCGAAGTATTTAGGCTGTCCGGTAGAGAGACCAGAACCATACACCGCATCTAAGAACTCTTTTGTCGTAGGAAGCAGAGGAACTCGATTACCAACGTTTGGATTACTAGTACCCGCTGGAGTGATCAAGTTAATCTGTTCAGGTACGACAAAAGTGCCAGCAGGAACGGTAATCGTCCTGCTACCCACGCTCAAGCCATATGCTGTTGTGGCAATTGAGGTAAACAGGAAGTCTAAGTCCCTGTAAATGCGGTTTTCAGCATAAGTGATCATCTGAGGCAGAATGATCAAATAATCTGAGTTGGTGGGTTCCACGACCGCCATTGTGGCAATCTGCTGGACATAGCTATTCGTACCAGCGATAGAGCCATTATATGAGAGGCCGGTGGTCATCGTGGAAACTCCGCTGAAGCAGCATTATAACACATTCATGCAAACTTTGCATAGGCCGCAGCTAACTTGGTATCGTACTGGTTCTGAGCATAACCGGGGCCATTATAACCACGGGCGAATTTGGCCCAATTCTTGGCAACAAGCTCATCCAAAAGGCCAGCCGACCGGATAAAAGACGCCATCTGGCGAAGCTGACCAGCTTCTGATTCGGTTGCTTCCTGAACCATATCCTCTACCGACGGACACCCCGCCATTTTGTAATTGGAGCCCATGATTTGTCCAAGCCCCCATGAGGTGGACAGGAGCGCCGCCTCCTCATCAATGGCGCATGCCCGCTCGATCTCTGCATAAACGGCGTCAGAGCCCTTTGGATAAGGCTTTTCACCCCACTTTGGATAAGCAAGCCCCTCGCCAGCAGCCTGTGCCTGAAGGCCCGGCGCGTCTTTGAGGTGCTTCCAGAAATGATGGCGTTCAAAAAGCGCCTTTGGGCGACCGGCCTTGTCAAAGCCAGACCCGGCGGCTTCTACCGCAATGACTGCGCGGAAGGCAGCCGATTCTACACCCAAGTCGGCAGCAATGTTATCAATTTCCGCATCTTCGATTTTGCGGGCAGCGCCCTTGAAGTTCATCATTTTCCGTCTCCCTTGAGTAATTCGTTCTTAGCCTTAGAGCCAGCAGACGACCCAAAATAGTATGCGATCACACCAGTGAAGGCGGTCTGAAGAGCGCCCAGCATCAAGAGCAGGGCCTCATTGCCATTTTTAGGAACGCCGTAGACGAACATCCAGAACAGAATACCAAAGAAACCGATCGTGATCGCCGCCGCCAATATTTTAGGCGTGTGGTCGCCGGTCATGACTTCGCGCTTTCGGGCACTGTCACGATCTCCTGCCGCGATTCGCTCAAGATCAATCTCAAGCTCTGCCATCCTGACTTTGAAGTCGGCATCAATCTGCTTGATGGCAGCAAGCTGGTCAGGCGTGGCGCTCTGCATTGCTTTGGCGATGTCATCAGATGAGCCGTCTTCCGTGCCAAGAAGCACATTGGAAAGGGTCTTCGTGGCAAGGCCAGCCAAAGGGCCACCAAGAGCCGTTGCGATGGTCGGTGCTATCTGGCCCAGCAAAGGCCCTACTGCTTTCATGATGTCCATTTTACGGTACCTTCTGATAGTCTATCCAAGAACCAGCCTCAAAAACTGTTGCGGCTGCATTTGAAGAATTTTGTGCAATTCGCATAGCAAAAGTGCCGGGAGAAGAACTGACAGTGATTGACACATCAAAGGCCACAACAACTACACCTGACCCAGCCGAATTATAAATGTTTGTGTCATATGCTGTAGCTGCGGCAAAGTTCCCTAAAATACCTCCGCGAACACGAGTTGCAGATGGTCCGTTGACTGCAAATTTCCAACCGCCAGCGCCATAGGAAATAAAATAACATCCGCGAATGGCGTATACGGAATTTGCATCCATAGAAAACTGAAGCTGTGTGTCATTGGTAAACGTCGTGGAACTAGTGATGCTTTGGTCCGTTGTTTTGTCTATTGTGGTCCATGCCGAGCCAGCGCCCCAAGATGGGTTAGCGCCCGTCCCACCTGTTGTCAAAACTTGCCCAGCCGTTCCCGGTGCAAGTGCCGTCCATGCGCTTGCACCGCGATACACGATGCTGCCTTGAGCGTTTCCTGCGGTGGCATCAAGAACCTGTGTCAGCGTATTTGCAGCAGGCGATGCCGAGCCACCGGAGACGTTTGAAATAATAGTATTATTTGCGACAGAGGGCGGAGAATAGGAAGAAGCGGCAGTTGTCTGCACCGTGTTATCTGGAAACTTAAACCCGGTTGTCGTGCTCCAAACCTGACCGTTAACTTTAATGGGCACCCCAAATTCAATCGGGTTGCCCCAAGTTATGTTGGATGCAGTCAGGTCAAAGCCAGTCCCGTTTCCAACCAGCAATTCGCCATTGGCGGGGGACCGCCCAAATTTTAGCAAATCCCCCCAAAGAGCAACCTTATCGTCTGCCATTTCATTTACCTCGCCACGACGAAGATTGTCACGAACATACCAGCTAAAAGAACAAGAATTACAAGCCCCGCCGCACCATAAACCATCAGTTCGTGCATGGCCTCTTCGTGTTCCCTCTGGGCTTTTTCGGCAGCAGCC